ATTACCATCCGAATATAATCCTTCCTGCATAGCAGAAGCATATTCAATTTTACTTTTCTTATATGCTTTAAGTTGTGCTGCTAAATTTGTAAAACTATTGTTAACATTTTGCATTTGATCAACGTATAGCATGTAGTCTGGGTCTGTTGTATCATCAAACGCGGCCGCATTTTTAGCAGCCTCCGCGTATATTGATCTTTGACCAAGCAGAAAACTTCTCATAGCTGCTGTCTCCTCTGGTGTAAAGCTAGTAAAGTCCATATCGGTTTTCATATTCCGCATGTAATTATTAACTTTAGCCTGTACAGCTTTATTTTCATCTACCCTAGCAGGTGTCTGTCTATTGAAACTTCCTGAGTCAACAAGCCCTTGCTTAACCGCTCCAGCAACATCTAAAAATTTCTTACCCGTTAAAGCAGCCCCTTGTATTAGTGCATTGTTTGCCATGTTATCTTAATTGTTTTTTCTTAACTTAACCTTAGTAGAATTAACTTCTGGCCTACCTATATTAGGCTTTACTGGCATTGAGTTTTCTATCGGTTTAATTGCTCTTGGTTTTGTATAGCTAGGTTTTATAGAACTAGGTTTGTTATAACCAGGACTTCTATCAACATGCGGTACATAATACCTATTATAATTCCATCGCCAGTCTTGATTGTATTGATACCTAAACGAATTACGATTTATTAATTCTTGTATTCTTCTATCAAGCACTCTAAATTTAAAGTCCCTAACTGGCACGGCGAGCGTATCTCCTGCTTCTGTTATTGTTAGTATACTTTTAATTTTATAATTTGAAAAATTATATTTACTACCACAAGATGTAAGTATTAATACTAACGCTATGATTATTATTTTTTTCATAATTAAATTTTATTATATTATTTACCCCCTAGTAAATTACCTAGAAAACTTCCCTCACCTTTTTGATCAGCTATACCAGGTAAACTAGGTACTATTGATCCAGCTGCTCCAGCAACTCCACCAATTATTGATTTAGTGGCTGCGTCTCTAGCTGCATTAGCAGCCCCGAGTCTTTGCTGGGACATACCTAACATAGTTTCTGTTTTATCTTTTTCAGCAGCTCTAGACTCGTAAGCACCTTGAAGTTCTTGCCTTTGTAATTGTCCAGCCATTTGTCTTTCGGCCATTTGGTTCGAGGCTTCTTGTTGTCCAATACTTGCGGATGCAGATTGCGCATTTGCAGTTTGTTGTTGAGCAAGTGATTGTGCTAGTGCAGCTATGCCAGATCCACCAGCAGCACCAGATAGCTTATCCATAGTGTTAGCCATACCAGCTTGTTGTTGTTGATTAACAAAGTCTGCTTGCTGTGTGTTAACCGTTAGGTCTTCCATAGTATTTTCTTGGTTAACCGCTAAATTAGATGTGTCCAAGCCTTCCATTCTCTGCTTGTTTCTATCAAATTCCCTCTGAGCTTCTCTCTGTTCTCGTTTTCTTTTGCCGCTTCCTATGATCCCTCCGGCTATCCCCGCGAGACCTTGTACGGCACCTAACATTGGTATCATATGTATTGAATTGTTTTATAAGTTATTATTACGTATTATTTACTACTTTCAAATATTTCAGAACCAACTAAAAACAATTCTGCATAATCCAAGGAATCGTTTTTTAATTGCATTTCCGCATAGTAGCCTTTTAATCCGCTTGTATTTACGTTTGCTGTTTTACTAAACAATATAAAACTAGTAACAGTTGGTCTTGTTTGTGTGCTTAGTATATTACAAACTATTGATTTAGCATTAGGTATAGCTGTTATTTCACCTATTAAAACAATATCTTTTCCATTTATATCGTTAGTGTAATATGCTGTATCCCCTACTTGAACGGAAACATTCAATGGTTGAGGAAATGTTAATGTTATAGAATCTATTGCCGCCATAAGTTTATTTATTAAGGTGTGTTGCAGCTAGAGCATTGACTATAAGGTCCGTTGCCTCCGTTGCCAGCTTCATCAATTTTGTAATTTGGGGGTGTTGATGATTGCGCTAAAATTTCTGCACAAATGATTGATCCATTTGCAGAAGATTTAATCCAAACAACATTTCCAACAGAATAGTTATATTGCAATACTATTGAAGAACTACCGCTAAAACCGCTAACAGGGTCTAAATAATATAAAGCAACTTGCCCGCATGCTTGAGCTCGCCAAGATGTAAAACAAGATGGGCAATTCTGGCTAAGTTCTAGCGTTCCGCCAGAAGCTGTTGTTAATTGTCTATATGTTGCCATATTAATTTATATTAAGGTGTTGTACAAGTGCCAGCGTCAGTACTGTAATATCCTGCTGCAGCTATTGTTGTTAGAGCCGCGTCAGAATAAAGCAATGTTGCCGTAGCGAAAGTAGCTCCTGCTGCTACATACACTGTAGCTGTAGTAGATGTGCCACAACACACTGTGTTTGCTGTAGTAGCATAACACAAGGTTAATTGAGTTGAGCAAGTTGGGCATGTCTGCGACGAGCCTAATGTTCCTCCTGTTTGTTGTCTGTAATTTGCCATGTTTATTTATTGTTTATAAAATCCATCAGCCGCAGGGTTACCTGAAGCATCTAGTACTGATGTTGCTGTTAAAAATGTTTGTCCACTTGCTACAAAATAAGTTCCGCTTGAAACTGAGCAACAAGCCGCGTTAGCTGTTGAACCAAAGCTTAATTGAACCGGTACCAAAGCGCCCTGTATGTGCTTATCTAAATCTAAAATACTTAACAAGCTGGGTGTGCCTGTTCCGTATATTGTAACGTCAAGTACAGCGGTTAATGTTTTAGTTGCTGGTACGTTGTCTATTGTTATTGCTTGTGAGTTTACATTAAATTCATAATTAGGAAACACAGAAGCTTGATTTGTCCAATTTTGAACATTTATAGGATTAGAAATAACAAAGTTTGCGGTAGATGTGGCTGCTACTGTATATGTAAAATCCTGATTGAATGTTTCGTTACCTGGAATAAAAGTATTAGAATCAGCAACACCAACAGTTACGTTTGAATTTGTACTTGTAAACCCAAAAGATAAAGACGTATCTATATATTGATTAACTACAATTGTTGATGATTGCCCGTTTGGTGTATCAAATGTGCTGGATAAATTACCAGTTAAAACAAAAGTATATGTTTGATTTATAGTAGTTGGCGGAAATATGACGTTAACTAAAGCTTGCCCAGTTGAATCTATTGTACCGGAGGTATTAACTATGTTAGTGTTGCCTGGTGTCGCTGTGCAAACTAAAGCCCAATTAGCCCCAGTTATTCCATTAATTGTAAATGTTCTAGTTGCTCCACCAACATTAACATTACTAGTGTTAAAAACCCAAGATTGTATTTCAACCGGAGGGCTATATATATCAATAGCATTAGCCGTTAAACAAAATTCATCTCCGGTAACATTGTTGACTGGAAAAGTATAAGTCACAGTAAACACTATACTTATTAATTGATTACTGCTATTGTATGTTTTAGAACTAGTAATAGAGTAGTTATTTATATTACCTATTGTCAATGCCAATATAGGTTCTACCTCAAAATAGTAACCTGTGCTTGCTATAACACTTTGCGTCAATACTGTTGCTGTTGTATCAAATTCCCCTGACCCACTATAGCTAGCTGGTAACTGTCCTGCTTTTGGAAAAGATATATTAGATGTGCCGCAAGCTTTTATTGTACCTGCTAAAGTTACAGGTGTTTGCTCAGCGTATCCCGAAGCACATATATCAATCAACACGTCATTTGCTGGCATTACACTTGGTGAAATATAATTAACAACACAATTTATATTAGCCCCGTCTTGCGAAAAAGTAACGCTACTGACATAACTAGGCAATGGCGCTGTGGCTGAAAAATTACTAGCAGTTACAGTATAACCAGGATCTGGTGTTATTAAAAGTACAACAGATGGATTATCTTGCGTCCAATCAACCCCAACTACCTCTGGAAAACTTACTATAGTTACTGAAAAGTTATTTATATTTATTGATGCCATGCTTATATTATTTCTCCTGTTAATACGTTTATGGTTACCGCGCTATTGTTTGGTTGTCTTTGTGAATATATTTCAACACCAGATTTAAATACCTGTAAGTAAACACCGTCCCCATGCGTATTCAACCCTCCCCCTGCATTAAATGTGTCTGCTATTAACCCAAAAGAAACAATCTCAGGATTTGGTCCTGTTGTATTAGCAACTATATTATTAGCAGTTGCTTGATCTATAGTTATTAAATTATATCTATCTTTAATACTGAATGAATCTGTACTTAATATGTATTTTTGATAAGGCGCGGATGAGCGTAATTCTGTGCTTGTAACTCCTTGGGCTACTGCTGAAGGAATTGTCGCTGCTCCTTGAACATCACCCGTCGGACTATCAGCAAACCCGTTTGCATCTAAAGTATATGTGTCATATAATCCTGTAACACCTAAATTGTTACCTACATACGCCCTAGCTATATCTGTTGTATTACCAACTATTCTATAAGTACCTCTGTTACAAGCATGATTAGCTGAAACAGTATTTGTCATTGCGGTTACTTGACCTGTTGTTGGGTCTGTATAACTTCTAGCGGTTTGTGCTCCCCTTGTTGTAACTAAAAATTCTAGATCTAATAAAGCTGCTTCAATTGTGTCACCAGTTACTTGTTGTGTACCTGTATTTCCATCAGGATCGACTACAGTCATTGTAAAATCAATAGCTCCTGCGCCACCAGATACCGTACTAGGGGGTATATACCAATTTCCACTACCATCATTTAATGGAGCAGGTTGATTCATCCAAGATGGCATATTAGTTTGTGGTAAAGCTATGAATAATTGTGATGGTGTGTGGTCAGGATCATCAATACCTATAGGATTATATGTCCAAACATCACCATCAACCAATCCTGTTAAAGCCGGATGATTTGTTGTAAAGTAAGGATTTTCTGCTACAGGTAAAATATTTATAGATATAGTTGCCGGATCACTACAAACCCCTGCACAACAAACCTCTACTGTAAACGATCCAGCGTCACCATAGAAGTTTAAACTAGGATTGAAAGTAAATGAGCCACTGCTCTGTAAAACCAGTGTTCCGCTGTTTGTTGCATCATTTATTAAATTAAATGTAGCACCAGTAGCACAAGTATTTGTATCAGCTATTTGGAATGTCCCTAATGTATCTTCAATTCCAGTAAAAGATTGATCATTAAGCAATGGAGGTATGGTTGCTGTAAAGCAAGTATCATCTAAAGATGTTGTTACAGTAAAACTAGTAGGAGTAACATCTCCTGTAATAGAATTAGCTCGTCCAATGCCTTGCACATTAAATTCATGAGAGTCCACGTTGTTATCACAATTTGTATTAAAAAATGTGTCTAATCCTTTTATATAATTAAAATACTTACCTTCTTTGTCTAAAAATTCTTTAACCTTACCTTCTTGTAAATCTGTAACAATAGAATTAGCGTACCAACCTTTTGTTGCAGAAAAGTCATTTGGATTTAATTGTTGTGCTTGTACTTGAGCTAATGAATAAGTTTTTTGACTTGGTAGCACTTTATAAATATATTCTTTAGAATTAGTTCCGCTGTAATTTAATGTTTTAAATCCTTTTACTGATGCAGGATTTTCGTTAAATATAACATTGAATGAACTTTCATAGTAATCACCTAAAGTTTCATCACTAGGTCCTATATTATAAAAGTTATTGTGCGAAGTATTAATGTTATGCTCCCAAAGTCTACCGTCTTTAAATGTATAATACTTACTATTTAAAAATACACTAGCCTCCGGTATATATGTTTTTCTAGAAGTCCAACCGTTAACTGGTGCTTCTTTAAAAGATATAGTTGTGCTAGTTGTAGGTTTTGTGTTTAAAAATTGATTACAAGTAGGATCTGGGTTTGTTCTATCAAACTCACCAGCACCTAAAGTTTGTTGCCAATACGGAGAAAGCGTTGAAAGCGAAACATTATAGTTCCTTCTGTCTGCATCCCATCCACCAATAATTTTATTATTTAACTTTAAATTGTCCGCAAAAAAGCTATGCATCCCATAATCAGATATCTCAGTTATCCCGTCTGCAGATAATCTTATTACAGTACCTCTATTTGCATCTGTATAATACATTCTAAAACCAAACTCTGCAAAAGATTCTGGATTAGTTGCAATACCAAATTCTCCAGAAAAAGTTATAGTTTGTCCTAGTACAGCTTGATTAGATGTAACATTTGCACTGCCATCAGCGTTAAATAAAGCATCCTTGTTAGCTAGGATCTTCATGGACTTATTTTCACATAGAGTAACTAAGTTGGTGTCTCTAGAGAATAGTTTTTGTATGCTGCCGTATTCAGGATTAACGTCTTTAGTTATAGATTCAGCTTGTATAAATTGGTTTAAACCATTAACACCAGATGTTGAATTGTATATTTGAGAAAATATTAACCCATTACCTCTATGTTCTTCATTATACGGTTCATCTAATGTGGCTGAAGCTTTAACACCGTTTTCAATAACAGGCTGATTAAAGTCATCTCTTATACGATCCGACTCTACACCATTTGCAAAAGAATAACAGTTAAAAAAGTTTAATGTATGCTCAACACCATGCTGTGTTGCTGTTTCATAAGAGCCCGGCACTTCGTAATATATATCAAGTTCGGCTGCTTCTTTTGGTTCTGTTTCAAATATAGCTGGATTAGCTGAAGTAAAACCTTTGTCTTCTGGGTTTAAAGTTAAAAACTCCATACCAACATAATTGCTGTTATTAGAACAAGTATAGCTTGTTAAGCCGCCGTCAACTACTGGGTCCCATTGAAGACCGCCTGAACCTTCAATTGGTTTTATAGTTAACTTATATCTTCTTAAAGTATTTAAACTATCTCTATACATTACATTTGAACCAGCACATGCATAAGTTCTAACGACAGTGTCATCAATACTTGTGATTCTGTATATAGTGCCATTAGGATCACCGTTCTCCGGTTGACTGCTTAGGCTACCGCCCGCATCTATAAATCGGAATAAAGAACCAACGGAATTTAGGGCATCGTGCAAAGCAGGATATTTAACCTCCATAGACCTACTGCCACCATACTTACCACCACCAGTCCAACTAATTTCAATTGTACCTTCTGTTGCCCCTAATGTCGTACCGTTACCTTTTCTAGCACAATCTGTTTTTACTCTGTCAATAAAAAGTCTGCTGTCGTTTCCTTGTGCATCATCGCACAACCAATTATGAGAACTGCGATGCCAATCCCTTCTCCTATCTTTAGTAGCATCTAAATAATAACAAAACCCTAAAGCTTTTCTTATATATTGATCATCAGTAGCTCTTGCCGCTAATATATTTTCAGTAAGCACCACATCCTGATTTACTTTAACAAAAAATCTACCTGTAAATTCCGGTTTATTTTGAATTTCAATTTCAGCTATTTCTAATTGTAATCCGTCTACAGCGTATGTCCAGCCATAAGGATCTGTTGATGTAAAGTTCATATCTGCCTTAAAAACAGAAGATGACGTTAAAGTGTAATGTTCATTACCGCTTATATCTATTTTTCCAATAGATCCTATTTTATACCAATTGCTAATATTAAAACCATCAGTGATTCGCATAACTAATCCAGATGTACTAGCAGACTCTACACCAAATACTTGGTTAAAACCAGGGTGTTCAGAATCATTATCTGATACCTCAACAGCAATTTCAACTCCTCCTTCAATAGGAAAATACCCATTTGGAAACAACAATTGGGAGTTTCCATCATCTCGGGTCATTGTGCCTTTACTCAGTTTAGTTTCTTTTAAATATTGAGGCGCTTCGTTTTCAATAGCTATAATTTTATATCTAGCTTTTTCTGTCACAGGTTCATCGCTGTCATGCTCTTTTTTGAGTATAATAAAAGTTTCTTCATCTACTTTATTTCTTTCTGCTGAAGGAAAAGATAACCAAACATTCCCATCTTCTGCGTCATAGTATCGATCTAAACATAGGTTATAGTATTCTTGGGATGTTTCTTTTATGTAATACTTAAAATTAGGAAATTGTGTTTGCTGATCGTAATAGGGAACAGAGCTTGCTATCCTCGCTTTAATTTTATTTGACTTTTGGGCATCCTGCTTTTCAATAACAGCAGTCGCTTCCTTACTTGTAAATACAGGTGTTGTTCTTCCGTATTTATCCATATAAGCAACGCCAACTTGGTAAGTTCTAATAGATTTAACAGATTCAGCTACTGTATTATTACCAATTATTACACTTGAAATTGGTTCGCCATCAGGGGTTAATATATCTAAAGAGTCTGTGGCTACATCAATAACTGTTTGAGTAGGATTACCTAAAGAATCAATTAAATTGAAATTCTGTGTATAATTACCGTATATTAGTCTGTTCGCAGATATTTCTTGAGCCAGCGCTTTTCTAGGTACATTATCATATGGCCTTAACAATTGATTAGCGTTTACAACCGATGTTATAATCTCTGTTTTAATATTGAAAGAGTTAGAAAGCCACTCATCATCCGTGTTAGTGAAAGAATCAACAACGTAGACATTGGCATTGTTGGTGGCTTTATATAATATGTCTACCTCAACTACATCAATAGGTATGTTGGACGGTACAAAATTAGATATCGTTAGTTGTCTAATATTATTAACCATCGCTAAATTATAACCCTCTTGAGGGGAATAATTAAAATCCCCTGGTATAAAAGCAGGATTGCTAAAAGGTGAAAAAGCAGAAATTTCATTATTTTCGTACTTGTATCTATAACCAAATCTGGCAAACCTCATCTCAAAAAATGGTGTTTCTTGTTCTAATACTACGTCATATAATTTAGGAGTTGTTGTTTGATTTTCTATACCAACCCCAACAGAATTAACAATTACTACAGCACCTGTTTGATTTTGTCCACTTCCTATTATGGATTGAACAGTACATCGCGATATTGCATCGTTATCCAAGGGATCATTTTCTGACCATGAAAAAAGCAAAACGTCGTCAACTTTAAAATAAGGTGGTGTGTTTCCAAGCCAGGTAAGTGTTTGTGGTCCGCTTTCGCTGTTCAGCGGAACAACTTCACCGTTAATAGTTTCTGCAAAAGAAAATAATGTTTGAGTTTCCACAGTTGCAATTTCAGGCGGGTTTGTACCGTCTATGGTTCTATCTGTAGAATATGCTTCTATAGTTGGTGGCTGTAACGGGTATTTTTTTATTACAGTTAAATCAGACTCTATAAAATCTCTACCGTATATTTGGGAATGAGTTAAAAAGTTTACTGGAGGAACCCAGTCTTTTATAATTATTTTTTTAGGTTCAGTTTGATTATCTGTCCATATTAACATACCATCAAGCACATTAACACCTGTTATTAAATAGTCTTTACTAAACTTTAAAATATTTTGTGTATCTACAACTAACGGCAAAGTAACCGTTGTTACAGAATTATAAGAAGCAATAACACTAATATTATCTGAAGCTATGAACCAATATATTTCATCTGAATTTTCATCAGATACAGCGCCAATACAAATTGGATTACTCAAATCACTTATATAATCACTAGTCCACGAAGTAAGCTTACCTGTAGTTTCATTTAAGTATTTAGATTTCTTTTCTCTATTACCTTTTATATTTTGAAACGAACCAACCTGTGAGTTATCAGAGGAAGCTATCTCTAAATTTAAAGCATCGCGATATTCACCGTTAGGAACTAATCTCTCATCGAGATCTTTATTCATTTTCCCATTGGTAAATGTATGTATTAGTTCTGCCATTCAGTTTTACGATTTAATCCATTTGGATTGATTTCTCATTACTTGTGCCATTAGATCTGATTTTAATTCTGATAAACGAATTTTAGCATTTCTTCTAGCTGCCACCATTTCTTTTTTAAACCTTTGGATAGCGTATTCTTGTGTGTTGGCTCTTACTGATAATATAGCGTGGGCTATGTATTTATATATTGCATCAATAGCAAACTTATGTACCGTCATGTCTTCATCACATCCTAAACCATCACTTATATATTTTAAAGTTACGATTTTTCCAACTAAATTTGAGCTGAATCTTATCATACCTTTCTTTTGGTCTATATAAAATACACCATTAGCCTGTGTTTGTTCTGGATTCAATCCATATCTACCTCCATAAGCATATAAGTTTAAAAGATCAGGGTTATTTTGCCAAGCATTCCATCCATTTTCAGAATCACCCAAGGGATATCTACTGTTTTCTTGCCATCTCCTTAATGTTTCAGATGGTTGCGGGTATGCAACCTCTCCGTTTTCATCAAATATATATTCGTATTCACCGTCTTGTGCATAAGGTAATGGATTACTAGTTAGATCTGTTCTGTATATTATTCTTTCAATACCTTTATTATCTACCCAAGATAATTTAGTATAGTTAATATAATCCTGAGGCATAACCATATATAAACCAGGAGGACACTCAATTTCCACTGATTTTTCTTGCGGTAAAGTATCAAAGCTAAACTCTTGTATAGCTTGTTGAGCATGGAATGCAACATCTGTTCTCTTAACTTTTGTAATTATTTTTTCTTCTCCAACATAAATAACCATAAAATTATTTATGATATCTGATATGCTCACAAATTGATAGCCGCCGTAATTTTCATCATTACTGTCCCAAACACCGTCTGGTCCTAAATAATATTCTTCCTGTGTTTTATTTATTAACGCCATCTATTATTGTTTTTCTTGTTGTGTAGTTTGTACCTCTATACTATTAGCAACCTGATACATTTGTATTTCTTTTGTAGACAAACCAGCGAAAGCTAATATCTTAATAACTAATTCAGTTTCTTCAGATTCGTGTAATTCAAAGTTAACAGCAGTAGTAGCATCGTATAATGCTTCGCCGTATACCATTTGATATCCCCACGCTACCTCTGACGGTACTTTTATATAATTACATGTTACACCAGTAGTTAACTCTCCAGCGGAACCATATACCTTATAGCCAGCATCGCTAGCCACAAAAACAGGTCTTGAGTTAGTGGGTTTTAAATACTCAGATTGATTAATCATTAAGTATTCATTGTAGTTTGTACGCTCCGCTTCAACAAGGGTTGTCGTATTTACTACAGTATTTGGTGTTGGATATAATGAAAGGGATGATACTGTGTTTGCATAAACAATAGTACCTAATCTATATAGATCAGCGGGTGCTGTCCAATAGTTTTGGGCGCTATAAGTCATAGCCCCATTTTTTTCGAATATGTTAATCTTTTCATTAAGGATGTTAAGCATATCGGAAAACTCGGTATCATTACCTGGTACTCTTCCAAACTGATTAATATCATAAAAGTATTGTTCGAATATATCTAATTGAGCTTGATTAGCAAATAGATTAAATTCCTGAGGAGTAACATACCCTCTTTGCTCTTTATTAAGTATTGCTAATACTCTTTGATATACAGTATCTACGCTTACAGCCATAATTTATTTTTTATTATTATAATAATAGGCCACCGTTTAGTAGCCTATTACTATAAGGTGACTATTAAAGTCTTTTTTCAATTGCTTTGTATATTTCCATACCTTCATCTGTTTTAAAGAACGCAGATAGAGCTGAATAAGGATGCTCATCAAACGGTACAGTCATTACTTTACGACCATTTCCACCATAAGTGAAAGTTCTTTGATCTTGTGATAAATTTAATATTCCTGCTTCGACGGCTTTAATACCAAAGTTTCTTAACTGAGTATTATCATCTGTCGCTAACTCAAGGAATAGTTGGGGATTTTTTCTAGCAAATATTAATACATCTCTTTTCAATTCGGATGATGATAATGTATTTACTTGTTCTCCAACTTCTACACGTAATATAGCCTCGGCATCTTCTAAAGATAATCCTTTAGCCATATTCAATGCTTGTAATTCAAACTCAATCCATTCTACTTCATTAGTAGCAACTTGTTGAGGTTTATATTCTTTATATATTAAACCCAAATCTGGGTGATATAATGATAGTAATTTTTGTAATGCAACATCTTCTTTTTTCACTGATAACTTACCATTTCTAAAAATGATTCTCCCCATTATAACTTGACCTTTTTGTTCGTCAACGAATGGTGATCTTTGGTTGGTTGCGTATCTTAATTCCCTTTGATACCCTTTTTCTTCATCAAACCAAAGTAGTGATTTAGCTCTTGAATGTGCTGTTGCTATAGAATATACCAAAGGTTCTTTACCTGTGACAAGTTCATACAATCTATCTTTAATTACCCAAGTATCTTTTTTTACTTCAGGTATTTTTACTTTTTGAGGTGCAACCTCAATAGCTTCTGCTTGTGCTTTTTTAGCCATGATATAATATAATATAAATGTTAATAAGAGTAATAATTACCCCCGTCAATTCAACGAGGGTAACCACTACTTGATAGTTAGCCTAAGCTTTTAATAATACGAAGTTGTTCGCTGCTTGAGTACACATTGTTCTTTCTGATAAGAAATGCACATTCATAACATCCGTGTCGCTTGTATAGTTTCCGCCAACTGAACCAGTCACCCAAGATTTTAATCTTCTGTCATCAGCTTCAGAAGCTCTGTATCTGATGTGTAAGAAAGGTCTTGAAATGTTTTGCCCTAATTGTTGGTCGTAAACTGTAGAAGTTCCAGCCGGTACAATAACACCTTTAATATCGTTAATTAATCCACGAGTTGTAGAATCATTTAAATATTTCCAGTCTGTCTTGTAGAAATCGTAAGCTCCTCTTCTGAATCCAGAGAATCCAAGGTTTAGTGCCATATCTTCAGAGTTGTCAAATACACCGTAAGATGTACCTCCAGCTCCGTAAGAATTTTGAGCAGCTAACATGTCATCAATACCTAGAGACGTAGCTCTATCTAAGAACATCATGTTTTCCTCAATAGCTCCCTGCTTATCTAGCTCTTGTAAGATTGTATCAAATGCGTCGATCCCTGTTCCTGCACCTACTGTTGCAAAATCAGTTCCTGACCATACTAATCCTCTTTCTTCTAGTGTAGAGAATAACCCTTGCATACCTGAAAGTGTAGCTCCTGCCGCATTCGTAAATGGAGTAGCTGCATTTTCTGCTTCAACCATACTCATTTCTAAGTAGTCTTCGAATCTAATTCTTGACTCATGCTCAGATTTTAAGTACCATAAGTATCCACCAGTTCCTATTTCAGTAGTAACTTCAACCCATCCAATTTGAGCAACGTCTGAACCGTTAACCTCATACTTGTCTCTTAAGATGATTGGTTTGTTACTGAAAGTTGTAAAAGATGCATCAACTGAATTACCAGCTAATGAAGATCCTTTTCCATATTCAGAACCAAATACGAATAAGCTTAAGTTACCGTTACCATTTGTTGCTCCTTGTAAAGCCACTGTAAGGTTTCTGTTTGCGTTATCGTATACTTCAATAGCGTAAGTCTGAACGCCACCTGCTAAAGCCCCTACAGACTTAACAAATGCTTTGTTAGTTACATTACCTTTAGCAATAACGATAGTCATACCAGGTCCTAATAATGGAACTTTTCCATCTGCTCCTGGAGAAGGTAAACCGATAGTTTGAGTACCAGCTGCTCCTGCAGGTGCGTTAGATACTGCTGTATCGTAAGCTATGTGTAATCTTCCTTGTTCTGACCAAACTACTTGATCTGATGCCATAGGCATCTCTGCTCCTACCATTCTTAAGAATCCAGTGATAGTACGGTTACCGTATCTCTCTACTTCTTTCTCGTAAACTTCAGGTAAAAATTGTTGAGTCCAGCTCATATCTGCTAAAGATAAATAGTTATCTCCAAACAGCCCCTTTACTGGTCTCGGTGTAAGGTGGTTTAAATTTGCCAACGTTGCTGGCGCTACATCAAATGCCATAATAAATTATTTTAAATGTTTAAAAGTTTTAATTCGTAATTTTGAATCGGCACTTCCTGAATCGACTGATCTAACTGTAAACCCGTTGGCAGTTTTAACTTCTTGATGAACGCCTCTCGCTCCCATCTTTACGTTTTTACTTTTTGCCATACTGTCTTTCATAGCGTCGGCTTTGCCTTGCTCATAAAAGTGATTTGCAATTGAGTCTGCATTCATAGCTGTGAATAATCCTTTGTGATAACCTTTGGCATCTGACATTTCGTTTTTTTCATTCAAGAACTTCTTGACAAAATTGTTAATATCGCTTTGGTTTTCTTTAACGGAATTAGCATCTTTAACTTTAAAACGGTATTTTTTGTCTCCGACTTGATAATCAAAACCTTTGAAATCATCACCAAAAACATTACTCGTTTTATTTAAAAACACTTCTGTTTGCTTCTCAGCTACTCGAGTTGCCTCCTCGTTTTCTTTTGTATAGCGATTGAAAAAATCTACCGCTTTTTGTTGCTCAGGCGCTAATTTAGAACCCGATTTTATTTCTTTATAATATTTAGACTTTAAACCGTCTAAATGGTTTTTAGCTTTAGCTAATTCTTCTCTTTGTGATATCTTCTTACGTCTTATTTCTCTTTCATCATCAACTTCTTCGTCATAAGAAAATTTATCTTCCATAAGGAAATCAATGTCTTCTTTATCTAAATGAGGTCTAGTGTTTTCATAGTACTCTCTTAGTAATTGATTCTCATTTAAAGAGCTATAGTCTTGATTAAGCTTTACATAATCCTCTAAACTTCCGCCGGTTTCTTGCATAAACTCTACAACTTTCTGTATGTTTTCTGGCAAAGGCTCTGCGGTGTCTTGTGACTGTTGAACAGCTTGTTCTATTTCTTCTTTTAACTCTTCTGTTTTTTCTTCAACCTCTTCGTCTGTTATTTCTTCAAGAACGGATTCTTCAGCTTGAACGGGCTCTGGTTGTTGTGGTACTTCTTTTTCCACTTCTTGTACAGGTTCGGCTTGTTTATCTGAAGCCACGTCTGTTGTTTCTTGCTCTGTATTGGCATCTTCTTGTGGTTTATTAAGTTGAGTTAAATCTAATTTAATACCGCCACTTTCTTCGTTTATTGAAACCGGTGAATCAACTTTTGGCTGAGGTTCAGCTTTAACTTCTTCAGGAGCTTCTTTAATTTGTTCAGCTACTGGTTCTTTTTTTTCAGGGGCTTTAATCTTAAAGCTACCTTCTGTTTTAATTTCTGACATGATAAAATATTATATAATTGTTACTATTATTATTACCTAGGATCAAAAGCACCTAAGCCAAATCCACCTCCCATTGTGTCATTTCCTCCAGATTCGAAGTTAGTCGGCGGTGTATCGTTTTTTCTTTGAGCAATCATTTCACTTTGCTGCGTACCTTGTATTCTTGTACGTTGATCTTTTCGATCTTCTATTTCTTTTTCTTTGTCTTTAGCATTCTGAACTTCTATGCCTTTAAGCTGCATGTTGTATTGAAATTCCAAAGCCATCAATTCTTTTTTAGCACCAACTTCAACACCTATTCTTTGCTGCTCAATTTGACCCTTTAATTGCTCTAATTGAGATTTAGTTTGAAATAATGCTTGATCTTTTTGTATTTCAGCCTGTGCTGCTACTTGTTGGGCTTGCGCGTTTGCTTGAGCTTGAGCCTGTATATTTGCTTGCTGTTCTTGTTGTAATCTTTCTTGACGTTTCTTTTGCCTAACTTTCAATAATTGATTAGCCAGTTTTATATTCTTAACCTCTCTTATATCTATAGCATCAGATAAATCAATTAACCCAGCTGATAATGCTTGTTGTACATTGTTTTCTAAAAGCTGTTGCTCTTCTTCATCAGGTGTTAATTCTAAAAATATACCAAAATCGTGTAAGTGCAAATCTTTTAATTCATCTAAAGTAGCTACATTAAACCCACCTATTTTTTGAATGAATGATTCTTTTGCTGGATGGTATTCAAGTATATCAGATATTCTTAAAGATAAACATTCTGCTGTTTCTCTTGTTAAATATAAACCTGCATCAAGTATATGTCTTGTTGCCGTGTTACTATTAGCTGCTGCTAATTTTTGAACACCCACTAAAGCTCTTGAATCTGGCGTACTGCCATCTCTTGCTTCATTTAATCCGGTTACATCTCTTATCATTTGTAAATAATAATTGTAAGTAGATATAAGCGTTTGCAGCTTTTGGCCTCCGCTTCCGGTTTGAACTTCTTGTATTGGCACTTTGCCAGGGTTCATATCGCCCTCTTGTGTAAATGACCTACCTATTATAGATCCTGTTTGGAAAAACATATTAAGCGCTTCCTGGGGATTATAATTTGTGCCATTGCCTAAATCAACTTCATTTATACCATCAGCATCTAAATAAACACCGTCTGGTATCATTCTTTGTAATACTTGTTGCAATTTTAAATGTGTTAATTGTATCATATCAGCAAAAGCAGTACAACGACTTACTATTGATTCTATTCTACCTTGATACATTCTAGGAGCTGTTATAGCGTAATTCATTTTAACTTTTGAACTATCACTTTTTGGTCGCATCATATTCTTAGCCATCTCCCATTTAAGTAATATATCAGTTCCCAATACCATTACGCCTTCATATAAGACTTCAAGTGACCTAGACATTTTACCAAATTGCTCCTCGTACATTTCAATAGGCGGATTGAATTGATCATCTCTTGCTATTATTTTTGATGCACCTGTTGCAGTCTCTTTTACTTTATAAACTTCATTCATGTAAGTTTTGTAATTAAAGTAAAGTATCTGAACTATGTTTTGATCTCTATTATTATTGTTTGTATTACTTATGTTATTATTCCAAACTCCATAATTTTGTGATCCCTGTGATTGTATCTGGTCCATCTGCTCTTCAGACAGGTCCGGAAACTGCTTTTTAAGCTCGTTTAAGGGCACGAATTTAACTTCGCCTGCATAATATATATCTTGAAAATAAGGGTCCTCTGTGTAAGAATAAATTAAATAAGCCGGATCTACATATTCTACTGTTACACCTTCAGCTTCTGTAAAATTATTTTTAACAGCACCAATACCAAGAGTGGTTATGTCATAGTAATATCTTTTCTTTGTTAAGTCATATCTATTTTCATCAAACATAACATTCAAGGCTTCTTCTTCTGCTATCTCAATACCTTGCTTGTAGCTAAGCTGCATGTGTAAATCCAACTCCTCCTCAGAATCTGGTAATTTATCTGGATTGTTTTCAAATAAGTTTATACCAAAATTTTCTTGTGCAAATACATTCAACTCTTCTGTTTGTAGATCTCTTATAATAGATTCCATATACCTAGTTCTTTTGCTAACTCCATATGGATCTTGAGAATAAGCAGTAAGATCAAAAGACCTATCAGCTATACCATTAACAACTATATCAACAAATTTTGACAATATTGGTACTGGTTTCCAATCTAAATTAAGATAAGATAAATCGCCATTAATAGACATTTCATCTTTGTATTTTTGTATAGGCTGTTCACCTCTTGCATATAGCCTTAAGCTATGGAATGTGTTTTGATTGCTTCTGAATCTAGTTACACCAGAGTTGTTCGAGAACCACTCATTTTGAATTGCTCTTCCAACTTGGAGCCCGTAGTCTCGTGACATCTTCTCAGAGTCACTTGCGACTTGACTTGGGAAAAAACTATTTACTACTCCTGCCATATTACTATTTTATTATTTTTGATGTTGATCCTTCGATTTGATATTTAGCAAATCTTATATTAATTGGTGCTCTTTCCATTCTGATATTTGGTCTATATAAATCTTTGTGACAAGCCATAATAGCAAGCCCTGAGCTAATAGCGGCATCAAATTTTGTTCTGTTATTTATATCGAATTTGGCCCAGTCTTGTAATGTTTCATTAAAATACATTGTTCCATATTCGTTTTGGTCGTTTAAACCTACGTGCTTATCTATATACATTTCAATAGCAGCAGCGTGAGCTTGTTTAATGTCTTCACTTGAATTAGGTATTCCACCTATTTCTCTTTCGGTTACAGATAGCTTGTTCCACAGTTTATCAGGACGATTCATTGAGTAACCTCTATAACCTCTTCTTTTAAAATAATATAAAAGCCTTGGTTTGTTGTTTTCACAAAGAAGCGGCATACCATAAAATACACAAGCCATCAATACGTCTTCAAAAAATATTTCAGCTGTTTGAGGCCTTGCTACATATTCTAAAAAAAATGTGCTTGGTGGAGCGTCTTCCATACTAAACTTAGTTAAGCCGTGTAAGGCGCCTTTGGATCCTCTGCCGTCTGTTGTTCCTGATATATCATAGCTATCACAACCAAAAGCACCCATATGCTCATTACCAGGCCATTTAATACCATTCTTTGATATCTGTCTATTTTGTATATCGTAGTTAGGTATCCAGCTTATTAAAAATCTTCCATTTGGATTTGGTGAAAAAATTACTTTTGAATCTTTAATACCATTTTCCCATTGGAAACTCCCCTTTGTTAAAACATTGCTATTCCCTAAGTCTTCGTTATAATCTATTTGTTCGTATATTTTTGCTAAATTAAATATACTATTTTTAGTTTCATCTCTAAAAGCATGCTCTTCTGTTCTTGGAAACTGTCTATAAAATTCGTTTAAAGCATCTTGATCACCTTTTAAACCTTCAACTTCATTGTTCCAATGCTCTATTACACCTTGATCTATTTCGTCCCCATGAGGCCCGACAGTTTTGTCTTTTGGTGTGTTGAATACAGGTAACCCATAAGAATCAATGAATCCCTCGTAGTTCCATTCCATAGGTATGAACAAACTATATAATCCCGAGCGAGTCTGTCCATTGGCGTTTCTTTTTGTAACATCTGAACTATTATATAATTTTTTAAAATTGTCCCCTCCTTTATCTAAAGCATTTGATGTTGATCCCATCATACACTTACCAATAATTCTAGATCCTAACCTTAATGTTGTTTTAGTAACCCTCCAATTGTTGAGGATATTATTGGGTCTTTCCCATTTACCGCTTTCATCGTGGACGAGTAGCTTAAGTTTTTCTCCGTCATAAGCATTGTCCCCTGTATTCTTCCAATCGATGGTTGTGTCCAGGCCAGCAAGTATTTCTCTGGATTCGTTGTTATCAAGTTTTCTTCTTGTAAATTTAGACGCGGGTACACGATAGGCAAGTTCAGTTTTTGGTCTGTCCATACCATCTTGTATTGGTTTAAAGAAAAACGGGAAGTTAACACTGATGGGTACAACCTTGTCGGTAAACATTTTTTTTGCATCAGAACCAGACTTGGATAATATACCAAATCTTGAGTCGCTTGATATCGTAGCCATGTTAACTGTTTCTCCTGAGGCCATAAATGAGAACCCACTACGTCTGTTTTTAAGGTAGGCCATACCGTAGCATCTTCTATCTGCTTTGCAAGCTTCCCAGAATATATAGAATAATCTATTTGATTCTCTAAAATCTGGCTGCCCAACATCAATCTTGGACCACTGCAAGTACATAAAGTGAGTACCAGTAATGTAAGTATCCACACCCTTATTATTGAACCAGTGACCGTATTCTCTTTTATTGAAATTTTCATCTATATATTTCCCCCAAGTTTTTTTAAATCCTTCAGGATAATCTCTCCAATCAAAAATACTTTTAATACCTTTTAATTGTTTAGGATATTCTTCAGGTGTCCATTTATCTGTAGCTTTACTAATTTTGCCAGGTGACTTGGGTAATGCTATTTTAAGATTTTGTATCTTATATACTTCACCTATTTGTCCTGTTTTGCTTATAACAACTACATCGTGTTCTTTATTATAACCGTATTCCCATTTTTTGCCTTTATTTAATCTAGATAAAGTAGTGCGCTTTATAGGTTCTATAATTTCGTATAAAGTTTGTTTATACATTACTTAGATCTTTTTTCAGCAAACCCCCCGAATGAAGTTGTTTCAACTTCTTTTTTAGGCTTATTATCTAATATTCTTTCTTCTTCCTCAATGCGGTTAAGTATTTCGAAAGCATCAAAAATTGCAAGCTTTTTAGTAGCTGCAGCATTTTTTAATCTATCAGCGGATATATCATCATCTGAATCAACAATATCTTCTTTAGCTACTTTAATAAGTTCCTCAACTGCTCTGTGCCCAGCCTGGATTATATTCTTCTTCGTTTCCTTGATGTTCATATTTGATTGTAATTGAATTGACGGGTACTCGGTATAACCTCTGCCCTTCTATTATAAATTCATATTCTGAATTCGGTCTAAACCCTATCAATTGCTCTTTTTCAAATTCACCATTCGAGTATTTTACAATACCAACTAATGGCCTTTCATCATTTACAGAAAACATTTTTGTTTCTTTTATAGGCATAACAAATACAAAGCCGTCTAAAGCTTTCCATTCGTTATTTCTTTTATAAGCATACACTTGATCTGGTTGAACTAAATATACATTTTCACTTAAATAGTTTTTACTATCTTTCTCTTTACCTCTAACATCTCTAAATCTTCTAAACACATTGTGATGTACAATAACATCGTCGCCTTCTTTTAATTCCTTATATACTGTTACTAGTGGTAAACTTAATACAGTTCCTATTCTATTCACGTATTCGTGATTTTGTAATTCTGTATTTAATAATAGCTCTTGTCCTTCTACTTCTTTTTTTCCAGTTGACCTACTGCCCTTCGGTTCAACTAGGTAATTGAATACACTGTGCATTTACCATGAAAGATCATATTCCACGGATATAGACATGTTTTTGTTAAAATCTTTCCAGGGCATTAACATATCTTTTTTTGTAATGTAGATAGAGTACTTTTCTTCTTCCTCTACAATATGGGCTATAGTATGACCGCCATACACTTCCTGTCCAACAGCATAGTGCATAGCGTCATTCTTATAGTCTTTTCCAACACTGATTTTTCTAATTACTTGCTGGGACATCTTGTTCACTAATTTCCCCCGTAGTTAAATCAATATTTACTGGCCCGTGCTCTTTTTCTAAGTCGGCTTGCAGTTTTTGTAATTCACCAACTACTCCTTGTAATTGAGATATCAATCCAGCTTTATGCCCTTCAATACCACCAATCTGCATTTGTATTTGGTTTTGTTTATTTACTGTTTCTTGCAATGATTTTAATTGCTCTTCAGAAATTGACTTTACTTCTTTGTGATCTACGTCTACTGTTTTTAATTTACTCATAATGATTTAATTTAATTGTTTGGTTTTTGTTTATATGGAAATGCTTTATTTAACATTTCTTTTCTATTTGCGCATCCGCAATCGCCAGGTAGTTTATCTACTAGCTTCTTTATTCCGGTTGCTTTGGTTATTTTTTCTATGGTATCCCCTAATCCTTTTGATTTCATTTGATAAATATATTAATAATAAAACTAAAGGTAAATTTAAATGTGGCTCACCACACATTCCTGTAATGTGATTTAGCAATTCCATTTACGTCTTGCTGCTTTGCCTCTTTCGCCAGTCCAACCTCTGGATCTTGCGCAGAATGATTTACGTCTTTTAGCCGCTTTGCTATCTGGATCTAGTTTTGATGGTGGTGTTGTTACTGCTGTTTTTAAATTACCACCAGTTTTTTTATTGTAATTAGCGACACCTTTAGCTGTCATGCCGCCTCCAGCATCTTTTCCAGTACCTCCGCCTTTTTTAACTTCAGCGTAGTTACCAGATTTTTTATTACGCTTAGGTGCGTATGATTTTGATTTTGCCTTTTTAAGAGGACTTGCGTATCTCTCAGTCGTCATTAGAGCTGGAGAACAAGGTTTCATTTTAAATGCCATTATTTAAAGTAGTTTTTCTTCATTGGTGACTTTGATTTAAAAAAGTTTGGAGAACTTTTTTTGTCTGGTGATTCAACAATAACCCCTCCGGCCTTAATAACAGCTTTTTGGCCTTCGTAAGTTTTAGATACATCTGGTAATTCCATATCTCTGGAAGCACTATCAAATGTTCCAGTTTTTAATGGGTCTTTGCTCATTTCAACTTGTCTAGTTCTAGCTGTCATGTTTTTATTAAAAGCATCTAACTCTGCGTAATTTTCTTCTACCTTAGCTTTTTTCCTAGCATTTCTAACTGCTTCCCTGCGCTTTTTACCTTTAAGTTTAGTTGTTTCTTGGAAATTACCATCTTTGTCTATTCTACCACCACCACTAGCTGCTAGTTTAGCCGCTTTTATTTTAGCCTGACGGACATCCTTACCGGATTTTTTAATTGACCTACTTTGCTGCCTAACTCTCCAAGGCGACATTGCATCCATTTTATCTCTTGTTTGGGTTGCGGTAAATTTTTCTTTTTTATCACCTGGTATTACTTCATCTGGTTCACTTTGCCCAGTGTCTACCTGATTTCTTGGCGCATTAGGATTATCCTTAGCCCATTGTTTCATTTCATCCGTAACTGTAATCCCTTCTGCTTCTAAATCTGCAAATGTTTTATTTCTAGTTATTTTTTTCCCTTTAACAATTTTATCGCCGGTTGACTCTGATTCTAATACACCTACTTTCTGCTTTATTGGCGACTCAGTTTTTTTTTTCATTGAGTAACCTCTTAGCTTACTTGGTGATGGAATGTCTCTAGTTTGATTATCCCCATGCACACCAGCTGGGCCTACATTTAATAAAGGTTCTTTTACACCTTTCTTTTGATTAAATAAACCAGATTCTACTCTTGCAGTAATCGGTATGTTCTTTTTTCCTTTTGTTCCCATTATAGTTAGTTATGTTATTTTGTTAGATCCGCCGCTTTAGGTTCCTCTTTTTCTTCAAAGATTTTACCTACTTCAGCCCCTGCATCTACAAATTTTTTGCCAGTTAATGCAGCGCCAGCTACTAAAGTTTCGTTAATTTTGAAAGGTGAAGATTTTGATTTTTGTGTTATTGGATTCATTTTAGCAGGACTAGCTAAATCACCACCGTATCCATCTTGAAAATACGCTTCTCCACCGTAAAAATTTTTCTTTTTACCTGGAGACGAAAGTCTTTCTTGAAAAGATGCTTTAGCTTGCTTCAAAGAAACTTCTTCTCCTCCAACACCTTGTCTTGGTCCTGGATCAGATTTTTCTTGAAAACCACTCGCGTTTTGTTTAGACTCTATTTTATTAAGCCTACTTGCTTGTCCTCTATATGTAATTGCCATAATTATGATTGTTTATATGCTTCGTCCTCCCATTCAAAATCAGGATGCCCCTCATTCATTTCAGACCGTTTGTATACTTTCATAGGAGATTTAGTGTCTCTTTTCCAAGTTACAGAATCTTCTGTGTATTGTAACCTACCGGTGGCTAGTTGATCTAAATGAACTTTTTCGTGAGCAACAGCTTTTTCTATCTTTTTATCAGATAATTTTGAACTAACAAAAATAGTTCCATCTCTATTAGCTTCAGCTTCAACCCCTTCTTCCAAATCATCTTTTAAAATGACAGGAGTACCAAACTGGGATGTTTTTTCATGTATCCCAAATACTTCTGAATGAGGTTTTAACTTAAATGCCATTATCCTTTATATCCAGATTTAGAAGCTGCTTGTGCATTTTCCGCGTAATGCTTTCTTGCTTTAGCACTTAATTTTTGGTTTGAAGCTTCTTTAATATCATACTTCATTCCTTTATTCATTTTAGCTGGTGATTTACCTTGTTTAGCGGCAATTGCATCCACTATTTGTTTTGGTAAATTCTTTTTTTGCTTAGCTGTTTGCTTAGCAGGTGATTCGTAATCTTTTTTTGATTTACTTTCGTCACCTTTTTTACCACCATACATTTTTGCAGGTGATTCGTAATCTAATTTACTTTTAGATTCATCTCCTTTTTTACCGCCGTACATTTTAGCAGGTGACACAGCTCCACCTTTTCTTGCTCCAATTTTGTTTGGACCAATACCTTTAAATCCTGAATATCCCATTTTTAATATTTATTAGTTATCTATTTTTATCTTTTATCATATCGTCAATAGCTTTATTATAAACCTTGTCTGTATATGTTTTGTTTTTATAAAATTTACTTCTTGAAGATGTTGGTAAATCTTCTTCTGCTAATAGTATTCTGTATATCCTATTAATTAAATTTTTACATTTAAAAGATGTTGTATATACAGTGAACTTTTTTGTTGTTCTGTTTCTTTGACTCCATACATCGATCCAACCTCCAGTTCTTAATCTTTCCCATCTAGCTTTATCCCAAGAGTATGTGTACACACCTTCTATAAAATCATTACGTGTAAAATGCTTTTTACAATCTAAATAAAATAGCAATTCAAGATCTGCATCTTTTATGTCATAAGTTTTACAAGCCCATTTTCTAACAAGCCTGTAATACTTAAATAAATTCATTTCTCGCAGATCTTTTGAAGTTAATCTCATTCTACTAAAACAACATCATTGATGGTAATAACGTGGTACATCTTATCACCCCATTCAATACCATGACCTGCATGTTTGTCGTATCTTATAATGCTATCTTTTTTTATATAATCTACTTTATCACCAGAGCTTATAACTTTTGCCTTTAAGTACCTAATGTCTTTATTTTGACTTTCAGTTAATTCAAGACCACCTACTGTCTTCGGCGCTTCTTTTATTTTATCAATAACGATGTAATAATTAATTGCTTTCAAGAGTTCTTACGTTTGAGATTATACAATCAGCCGATACAATAGTTGTCGCTACACTTATTGCATTCTTTAAAGCCGCTTTAGTTACTAATACTGGATCTATAATTCCACTATCAATCATATTCTTATAACATCCGCAAGTGGCATCAATACCAACACCTGCCCAGTCTCTATCATTTATGTCTTTATTACTTTCGACATATTCTTTAGGGTTTAAAGCATCATCAAATCCAGCGTTTTTTAATATAGTATGGTAAGGTGCTGTTATAGCGCTTAGTAATATATCGTAACCTTCATCTTGTTTTACTATAGTCTGTGAAGCGTTAAGTAAAGCAACGCCGCCTCCTGGAACAATGCCTTCTGCTAATGCAGCTTTAGTTGCATGCAATGCATCATCAACTCTATCTTTTTTTTCTTTGAGTTCAACCTCTGAATCCGCACCAATGTAGATTACACCAACTTTTCCAGTAAGCATCGATAATCTTTCTTGTAGCTTCTTTTTAATCCAGCCGTTTTTTTCTTTTTCTATTTTTCTTTCTACGTCTTTAATTCTTTCAGCTACAGGTTCTGTAACTTCATTAATTTGCAGCGTAGTGTTTTTATCGTCTGTAACGGACTTAACGACTTCACCTAATACATTTACATCTATTAAATCTAAATCATCGCCTAACTCCTCGTTAACAGCTGTAGCACCAGTCAGGATAGCTAAATCTTCTATAGCATCTTCTTTAGTTGGTCCAAATCCAGGTAAATCTACAATATTTACTTTTATATTGCCTTTAACTTTATTAGCAAGCAGTGTGGCATATGGTTGTTGGTCTACTGGAGCAACAATTAACAAAGAACGTTTGCTTTTTACAACATGTTCTAATATACCCTGTATTCTTCTTACATTAGGTATTGCTGAACTTACTATTAACACATAAGGATTTTCTAATACTGCTGTACCTTTTTCTTTATCTGTTATTAAGTGAGGTGATTTAATACCTGAATTAAATTGTGTACCCTCAACAAACTCAACATAAGTTTCATTTGTAGGGGAATCTTCCATTAATACGACTCCGTTTCGTCCAACTTTTTCATATGCTTCTCCAATTTTATCTCCAAGTTCTTGGTCATTGTTACAGCTAATATATGCAACTTGATTAAGCATTTCACCTTTAACCTCAGTGGAGGTAGTATCAAGATAGTCCATAATCTCTTTAGCACATCTTGTAACTCCTTCTTTAATATATCTAATTGATTCTTCGCCATCGTATTCGTTTAGTTTATTTAATAGTGATTGAGCAAGGACGATAGCCGTAGTGGTACCGTCACCTGCTTCTTTCACTGTATTACTAGCAGCTTCTTTTATCAAAGTAGCTCCTATATTTTCGACCGGGTCCATTAAGACTACGCTTTCCGCAACGGTTACACCATCTTTTGTGATTACCGGTCTGCCCATAGCGTCTTCGTATATAACGCATTTTCCAGAAGCACCTAAGGTGGACTTCACTGCGTCGGATAATTTAGAAACACCGGACATGATTTTATTTCGTGCATCATCGCCGAAATTCAGATCTTTAACAATCTGACTAGGTAAATTAAATTCCATTTTATTAAATTTTAGTTAAGTATAATATATTATTTAAATGTTTTTACCACTTTCGGTCCAGATATATAATCTAGTTTTCTTTGGTAATGATCGACAGACCCGTCAATTGCGCTTTCAGCACCTTCAAGGGTTTCTCGTCTGGTTACATCTATCCACTTTTCACAGCAAGTGTCTTTCTCTGGATCACAAGCACAATTTATGTCTTTGATTTCTGTTTGAAAAAATCCGTTTGGTAATTGCGTGATTCTCCAGTTTTTCTTTTCTGCTGCATGCTTCCAAGATTCAATGGTTTTTTCTGTTGGTTGTGGTTGACTACTCCACGTACTAGTCTGGTAAAATAGTGTCATTGGTTTTGGTTTTAATTAACATTGGTTTCATACCTCTCTGGTATGGATTTATTATTACGTATTATTCTTCGTCGTTAACTTCTTCTTCCTCTTCTACTGGCGGTACCGGTGGTGCTGGGTTTTGCCATGTAAAATATAAGTTTTCGTTTACTGGTGTAATTTGGGACTGTATCTTCGCAGCTATTCCAGCTTGAATTGCAGGTATATCTAATGATCCTTCTAACCATCCGATAACTATGTTTTCAAAAGCCTCTGTATCTTCGTAAGGTACAAAAGGATCTCCAGCCACGTAAGTATAGCTTTGTGTTCCGATACTAGTTGATGAATAAGTTTTTCCTCCAGATTCTTCAGAGCCAGTGTACCTCCAATGTACCGTGTATATTACATTGTCTTCACCCTCTGCTTGAATGTGAGCGTTCATTTGTGGGATGTCCCATTTGTAAGTAATTGCCATTTTGTTTTTGTTTAATTTTTATTTATTTATTAAGGGAAAAATAATTTTTCCATTATCTTCCAAATATTCCTTGTAAAGTTTTTTTAAACTTTTTTGAATTTTTAAAGTTACGTCTTTTTCATTCCACCATAAATCAAATATTATTAAATTATATTTTTTTGAAGGAATATAGTTATATGCATCCGCTTCTATTATATTTATAGAATTGTCTAAATAGTCTACATAATCAATAAGTTCTTTATTTTGTTCTATAACATCTACAACACTACAGTTTTTTATATGCTTTGCATAATTAGGCAATAAACCCATACCTAACCCCATTATTAATATTTTATCAAAAACAGCGTTTTCATATAATTTATTTATTTTTTTACAATTTAAACAATCTCCTAAAAAAATTCTTCCATAATACTCTTTGTTTTCTATCCAATCACCATTAGCAAATGTCATTTTAGAAACTCCATTAACTTTAGTTACTTTAAAAGTTTTGCCGTTATATTTTTTTATTTTAGTTTCTTTTATTTTCATATTAACATATTGACGTTGATGTTATTTCACCTGTATTGTTTGCAACTGTAAACTTAACGCCGTTAAATAAATTATCCCAAGCATAATTACCATTAGTTAATGGCGTAGTACCAGAAGAATTTGTGTAGACATTGTCACCAACGCTAAACCCTGTAAAATACCTTGTAGCACTCATTGTTTGACCACAAGCAAAAGCTGGTTTAGGATAAGCTAATTGAGTTGCAAGTCTTGCGGTAAGTGTTGTGCAAGTAAATAAAGAAGCAACAGCACCCGCAGTCCCTGTTATTCTAATTCCACCGTTAGAAGATGTTAAATAATAACCAGCCGCTAACACTGTTGTTTGAATTTGATTTATATAACAAGTATCACCAACCCCTGGCCCAGTTGAAGATCCATTATGATAATACGTTTGATTAATTGTAGAAGAACACGCATTCGACTCGCTTGCTTGAACAGTAGACGAACTAAAAGATTTAATTCCTGACGTACAATCTTTATCGTACCCATACCAGTCTGAAAACTTGTAGGGAGTAAAAGCGCCATTGTCATCACACGCAACAGTTATATCAGCTTCTACATCCGTTGTATCATATGTTGTATTCCAAGTTCCGCCTGTTTGAACTGCTAACTCTCTCCAAGGGTATCTTACTGTTCCGCTTACTGTAATATTAGAATTAACACCTAATCCTAATACAAATACTTTAATACCCCTAAATATAGAGGTGGCTGCTAAAACCTGTAATGCATCATAATCTGCTTGCGTAAAAGCATCATCCCCTCCACCTGGAGGAGCATCAGTAATCATAATAATATATTTAGCTGCAGTTGATCTAAAATCATTTACAAAATTTGTAGAATTAATAACCAATCCAAGGCCTATGTCCATTGGCTCTGGTGTACCCTGACCATTCCCTAATTGAATACAAGAACTTCCTGATACGCCTCCATCTAAGTTATCTACCGCTGTTGTAAATGAGGTTCCGTTGTTTGTACTAGATGTGGGAAACATTTCCCAAGCAGTTATTATCTGATACTTCCCTGTACTACCTTCGTTATTATATTTTTGAGCTGTTGGTAAACTAGTATACTGAGTACAACTTCCATAATTTGGAGTTGCAGTAGTCATTTCATCTACAGTAATCATTGATAATCTGTAGTTACTGCTTGACTCTGTGTTTATATGTGCTATTACAGAAGTAGCTCCATTTTTAACTTCAGTGATCTCACCACTCATACTACCAGTATAATCAATAATAAAACATACATCTAACCCTTGTGAGCAAGGTTCGGTAGCGTCATTTGTTAAACTGCCTGTAGGATTTGGTAAGCAATCTCTATTTATTGTAGGATAATTTAATGTTGATCCTTTAGCTTGACCACCATTTACTATATCAAATAAAGACACAGTTCCTACGTTTTGACTACCATTGTAATCACCATAATAAGCTTCCCTTGCTAGTTTTTCTAAATAAAGTATTCCTGATGTTGGTACAGCCATTATTTAATCTTTTTTTTAAGATGTTCTATTTCTGCTTTTAATTCTTTTATAGCTTCAAGTAATATTGGTGTTATACCTTGGTGTCTCATTGACAACATACCGTCTGAGTTTTCTCTTACAAGCTCTGGTACAACTTTTTGTACATCTTGTGCTATAAAGCCTATATCTTCTTTTATATTTAATATACTATCAGACTCTTTCCAATCAAATGTAACACCTTGTAATTTAGTTACTTTATCTAATGCTGATTCAATTGGTTTTATATTTTCTTTTAATCTAACATCAGAGGGGCTACCATAACCTATAACATCTCCGGCGCAAGTTAATTTATCGTGTACAAATCTTGCAGACTCAATCATATTAGTACCATCATAATTTCTTATAGATAAATTATGAGATGAAAGTGTAAGTCCAACACCAGATTGATCATATATAGATGCATCTGTACTTGTTGGATTAGCTCCATTACCACTAAATATAATTTTAGCGCCACCGTTGTTAAGAAGCTTTAATTCTCCACCTGTGGACATTGAAAAATTAGTTGACATAAAATTTAAAACATCAGGATTATCCCCTTCATCTAATCTTAACAACTCACGGCCACCAGTGTAAATTCTAAAATCATCTGCTGCGCTCCAACCTAAATATGAGTTTGTGTCTCCTAAATGTTCTAAGTATCTTGCTATTTGTAAATCACCATCAGCTTTCAGCCTCATTCTTTCAACCGATCCATCTGACTCGAATACTAAATCCATAGAATTCGCGTCTTTTGCTTCGCCATATATTTCAAAATCTGTATTAGCACCACCTGTCATACATCTAAATAACATACCTATTTGGGTCCCGGTCTCGGTGGCGTTATTGTCTAAAATTAAAGCAATATTTTCTGCTTGTGCAGTGTTATCTTTAGAAACATGCAAAGGCACTGCCGGTGCATTTTCCATAATACCAACTCTTCCGTCTCTTCTAATAGTTATACCGCCTGCAGTTCCCCCAGATCCATCTCCGTGTATTTTAAGCAAATTATCTGCGCCTGCTCCTGCTCCATCGTGCTCTATAAAGAAACTTGCATCTCCAAGTATAGCTTCTGAAAATATAATTTTATTTGTTGTAGTTGCTGCGTTTGCTGCTAAAAGCTCTATAGTACCTTTACCCGCTTCAGATTCAATTGTTAATTTACTACTAGGGTTTGTTACCCCGATCCCTACGTCGCCTGCGGAATCAATTGTTACTTTTTGATCATCACTAGTATATAATTTAATTTCTTTAGCCTCTTGGTTATTAATTATAAAATCACCATCAGCATCAATCCCTATAACCGTACCATCAGTTGACTGCTCTCCAGTTGTACCATTTGTAAATTGTTGATAAACTGATGTTAACGCAGTCGAATTAGACAAGCCTAATCTAAAGTTAGGAGAAACTGTTCCGATTCCTACATTACCACCAGCTGTAAATCTTGTGTTAAAATTATTGGAACCAGTATTTAGGTCAATATGTCTATTATAACTATTATCTGTAGCAAAGTCAATACTCTGCATATTAGTTGAATCTACTCTTCCTTGTATTCTAACTGTTGTATTTTTCCAATCGGTCTCGTCAGCAGTTCTTATTTGCTTAAATAACAAATCCCATCTACTACCCATTAAAACTAAATTAGTGACAAAATCATCTTCATCATTACCTAAACCTGAGTCTTGCACCAACAACCTACCTTCTTCTGTTGTAGATCCTATACTTACGTTTCCTGATGTTTCATGAATAGTAAGCCTTGTATCATCGCCTGCATCTCCACCAATAGTTTCTGCAATTTTAAAACCAACCCCCTCATCGACAATTAAGTCAAATGCAAGATTGTCATTATCCGAATCTTCAAGTCTTATAGTGGCAGCACCAGATTGCTTAACGTGTATTGGTCTTGCAGCCGTATTACCTGCGCTTGAATCACCTGCCATAAATTGACCAATAACTCTCGCCTGCCCATTAACCTGTAATTTGTTAGGGGCAGATAAAGAGGTAGAGTTAACGCTGACAGCTTCGTTTAAACTAATTTGGCTAGATGTTATAATCATAGATTGAACAGTACTCCCGCTTGCTTTAAAAGCTATTTGACCAGTTGTATTATTAATAGTAAAAGCACCTGAGCCATTACCTGACATAACCACATCTGTAGAACTACTTTCTAAATATAAATCGCCCGTTAAAGGATAATTTGACCCAGCTGAAAGTGGTAAATAAGGACCGTTGCCTATAGTATTCGCATCACTCCAATTTATACCATCCGCTGTTGATATTAATACTTGACCCGCAGCTCCAGTGTTATTATTACTGTCTGCTAAATACTGCGTTGAATATGTTTTTCCTAATCCCATTTAATATGTATTTCTTACTATGTTAACCCATTCGTATGTTGATGCGCCTGTTTGCATGCACATAT